TGTCCGTTGTCAGACAGTGTTTTTGAGATGCAGCAAAGTGATAGGTTCATGGTTTACAATACCACTCTGCTGCTCCTTGTCAAGACAAGATTTAATAATTAGGCTGCAAACAAAGAATATGATTAATTTCTTCTTTGATTTTTTTAATCATTCTATGTTTGGCAATATAAATAGCGCTAGAATTGATCTTATATTTAAGCATTAGATTTTCATTTTTTAAATCATTAAAGTACAAATCATTAAAAATCATATAGTCTTTGCTTTTATGATCTCTGCCTAGATTTTCAAAAGCTTGCATGAGAAGCTCTCTCTGATAAGATTTTTCTTGCGAAGCATCAAAATCCTGTTTTTCATCAGGCTGCATTTCCATCAAAAGATCATCGCCGCTGGTAATTTGCTTATTTTTTCTTTGATTGCGGCGAATAATATCCACCATTCGCCACTTGGCAAATGTTGTTACCCAAGAATGAATCTTGCCTTTGGCAGAGTCGAACTTGTTTTCTTTGAAGTAATTCGCCATTGAAACGAACACTTCTTGCACTACATCATCAACATCCTGAGAAGGAAGCTTGTAAGAGTAAGCTAACGATCTTAGATACTCATTAAATTGAGTAAAAAAATCATTCCAACCCTGGCTGTTTCCCCAGTCGGAAAGCTCTTGTTCTTTGAATTCGCTCATTGATTGGAATTGTGTGGTCTAAATTTAGAAATCTCGTCTTGAAGAGAGGAGTACTTTTTATGAGAGTGCCAGATTTCTGTGACATCTCCACTGACGTATTTGCCTTCTGCTGTAATCACAACAGACTTTGGGGGCAGAAATAATTCTGGAGGTTGCTGATTAAATTCCCTATCGGGAATGGGTTTTGTCTGGCAACAGCCACAAGCAAGTAGAATAATAGTTAACTTTTTCATTTTTTGAAATCTGCTAAGAAAGAGTGCATTTTTTGCTGCTCTTCAATAATTTCTTCGTTTAGATTGTCAGCTTTCTTTTGAGCTTGCGAGTTTGGAATGTTTCTTACCTTGTCTCTCTCGCTTGAGAGTTTATCAATTCTAGAATCAAACTTCTCTAGAACATCAAAAAGAAAAGATTTATTACGCAGCTTGAGGTATTCGACCCCAAGCTGCAATAACAAAGGAATTGCATCCAGTATTTTCACAAGTGCTTTTTAAGCGCGTTAAAAATAGTCTTTTCCTCTTGACCAGCCTCACACTCACAGATGTAGCCGCCAATGTGCTTGGCGCAATCCATGGCCCAAATATACGCATCAGCGAAATACTGATCGTAGGAAGCTTGATGCTCGCCTTTTTGATTATAAACTGAATACCACTTAATACCTGATTTATTTTGCATGTTATTGTTCGTTATTGCTTGTTGTTTGTGCTCATTTTGATAAGGGAATCGTGAATCATGTGACGAGTTTCCCAGTCAATGATGCGTTCATTCTCGTCTTTTGGTAGCTCGGAAGTCACCTGCTCCAAGTTCAGGCCAAATGCTGAACAGAGAGCTTTGATCTTTCGAAGAACGCCGATTTCCTTATACTTTAAGATTGCCCAACAGAGGTCAATCTGTTCTGGCTTACTTTTTTCAATTGCCTTGGCAAGAGTATTGCTCATAGGGATTTTTTTATTTATTTGTTTTGTTTGTTTTTGCTGTGGTGCTTACTATTCTACAATAGTGAGGATTTTTGTCAAGGCTTCTTTTGCTGGGGAGAAAATTCAATTGCCAAGCGACCCAAAGAATCTTCAATGTGAGCATAGCCTTCGATGATCAAGCAGTCCTCAATCAAGAGCGTCTTGTAAATTTCAAATGGAAATTCTCCACGATCAGGAACTTTAACATAATGCAGAGTGTTTCCATCAAAAGAGATGCTGCAATTTTCGAATTCTTTTTCCATCCAATCCAAATGGGATTTGTTGTTTGCCCCAATGATTTTAATTTTTCCAGTCATTTATTATTTTAATATAGATATTTGAAAGTGTCAATATCTTTTTCAAAAACTTTTTCAATTATCTTTTTGGTTTTAGAATTGTAATAATCTTTATAATCTGATCTTTTGCTTGAGTTTTCGTGAGGAATATCAGCAGTGATGTGTTTAATTTCGCAAACGTTAATCATTTCTTTAAAATCGTTTTTAAGATTTTCAAAACGCAAAATAAAATTTGGCTGAAACGCTCCATTAAGCCACTCAATTTGTTGATGAGTGCCAATAAAGTCTTTTGTGTTATTTACATGATTTTCTGCCATAATTTCGCAAAAATCTTCAAATGGAACATCTCTAGGATGGTTGTATAAATCTCCAAGATTGTTCTCTTTGGCAAATTGAAACATAGACACTGCTCGATCAAAAGGATTTCTCACAACAGCAAATGACATGTAACTTTTAACTAAGTTGCCAAAAATACCATAAATTTCATTTGGTTTGGCATGTGTCGGAGAAAAGTGTTTTCTGTAAAGTTTATTTTTAAAAAGAGTGTCATTAAAAATCTTTTCATGCTTCTTGATTAGATTAAAATCACCAAGATGAGAATAAATAGAAGTGCTGGCGTTTTTAGGAATGCGAATAAAAATCACGCTCCAAATCCATTTTTGACTGCATGGGACGAACTCTAGCATTTTGGCCAAACTTTAAATTTTAAGTTATCAAAAATATCAGAGAACTTAATGATTGAAATCTCGTCTTTGCGATCCTTGCGTTGATATATCTTGTAGAGAGCGTTTTTCGAGGAATCTACACGGCTATTTTGATCAACTAACTTGAGGCAAAGCTTCCATAGGGCAGAGCGATTAACCATGATAAAATCATTCTCTCTTTCAAAAGCAATGAATTCTGCGGCTCCAATTAACCATCCAGCATTACCTGCAACATTCAAAAACTCAACCCAAATCAAATCATCGCTTGTCTCAGAATCGCTTCTTTTGATTTTTTTTCTTGCTTTGATGTCTATTGAGTAAATTGGATAGCCCTCTTTTGAAAGAAAGACATCAATATGAGAGAGTTGTTGCTTGCGATCCGCTTGTACAGCTTTCCAGCCTTGTTTTTCCGCAATTGAAATAAACAAACTTTCTGCGTCATGTCCTTTTTCGGAACACTCTCCTGTTCTGTCAAAACGATTACGGTATCTCATAATATGCGAAATCTTCTAAAAATTTAAAATTAAAAACTTTTTTAGAAATTGCAATGAATTTTTCTTTTTTATATTTTCTTCGCACATTTCCAGCTATGTATTCTACATCATATTTGTCCTTAATCAAGTTGAAAATTGCCAAAGCAGCTTTGGATGTTAAATTTCGATCAAAGTTTCTTGATGCTGCAAAAACAAATTCGCAAGTTTTTGAAGGATTTATTATTTCAATAACGTCGTTTGGCATTTCAAGAGTTTTTTTGTCAAGATCGAAGCAAATAAATCCCAACAAAGAATCATTAACAGACGCAAAAAATATTTTAGTTTGTTCTGTTAAGTATTTAAAATGCTGTTCATATTTACTTGTTCGAGATGACAAAGTGCGACTTTTAAAGTCCAAAGGTTGAGAACGATCAAAGAACTCGTAGTAAAGCAGTTTAAGCTGTCGGCTTTGTTCCTCATCTCCAAAAAATTCGTGTAATTTATAGTTTAAATAGTTATTATTTGTAGTCATGCCCATCAACAATAAAGTTTCTAAAGACTTACTTGATTTAGAGCCAACAGCCGTATTAGAGTTTTACAAAATCTATTATGATACGGTTAATGAGCCTGACTCTTTCTTTCCATTCCATCCTTGCTCTAATGGTTTAGAAGGAAAAATTGTTTTTAACAATATTGCTTATGTGCCTTTAGCTGTTGAAGTTGAGGATTTTGAATCAAATATTTTCAATAGAATTAATCGCCCAAAAATTAGAATCAGTAATGAGCAGTTGATGATTAGTCAAATCTTGCGTCGAAAAAATGATTTTAAATTTGCCAAACTGGAAAGAACTAAGATTTTTGTCAAATATATTGATGACGTAAATTTTGAGGGAGGAGTTAATCCTTATGGAGTTGCAGACCCAAATTCAGAAATTTCTCGCGACTCTTATGTGATTTCTCAAAAAACTCAGGAAAACAAGTCTATTGTAGAGTTTGAATTGACTGCACCATTTGACTTGGAAAACTTTTCCATTCCTGGGAGATTGGTGATGGGAAGATATTGCTATTGGCAGTATCGCGGTTTGGGATGTCATTATTTTGGCGCTCCAGTTTGCCAAGAAGATGATTCTTCATTTACTCATGTTCCAACAGGTTCTTTTAACTTTCAGAGCACAAACAATGAGTGGCGCTATGGAATCACTTATAATAAGGGAACTATTGCGTATGTTTCAACGCCAAAAGACCCTTTTAGAACTTGGTATGTTTGCACAGAGAGTCACCTGTCCTCTGAAAATAACATGCCTGGATTAGATAACGTACCTTGGGAAAAGGACGGATGCTCTAAATCTATTGGTGCATGCAAAAAGAGATTTTATAATCAATCAATTTTCTATAGTGGAATTTCTGGTTCTTCTGTTGTAACTGGTTCAGTTTACAATCCTGTTCCCAGCGCACAAACAGCCAATTTAACAACATTTTATTTACCTTTTGGAGGCTTCCCAGCCACGGATAACTATCAGTATGGACAATCCTATCTTAAAAAATAAAAGTTTTAAAAAGCTTCTTGAGTCTGTTTGCGAACACTGTGATAGATATTTTTCTATTGAGTGTTGTGGTTTTATTGGTAAAAAAGATAAAGACTATATTGCTCAATTTGTAAGCAATCGCTCTCCAAATCCAAAAGACTTTTTTTGCGTTGATCCTCTTGATTATTTAAAATTCAAAAAGGAATATGAGTTTATTTCGCTGTTTCACTCTCATATTGTTGGTGACGAATCATTTTCAGAGATGGATATTTCTAATGCCGAAGCTACATGCCTTCCTTCTATTGTTTATTCTTTGAACGCAAAGAAATTTGCTATTTATGAACCAAATAATCACGAAGTAGATGTAAATACTCTAAAGAAGGTAAAAGGTTATTTATGACAGAAATTCATTTACATGGTATTTTAGGGCAAAAATATGGAAAATTGCATAAATTTTCTATTAAAGAAGCTAAAGATGTCATTCGCGCATTAGAGTCTAATTATGAAGACTTTACTAAAGACCTTAAAGACCTTCTAAAGAAAAATATTGTTTATACCATCGTTGCAGATAATCAGTGGGTTCAAGGTAATGTTTTCTTAAACAAGAAGAACATTAAAAAAATAGACTTTGTGCCAACAATATTGGGTTCTGGACCAACTGGTTTTGCAATAGCATCATTAATTGTCGCCGTTGCTTCAGCAGTTTATTCCTACGTTCAGGCTGGAAAACAGAAATATCCACAAATCCCTGGGGCAGAGGCAAATTCTAGTGCATCTTCTAAATCTCTAGCTTTCTCAAATAGAGAAAATATAGCAGAACAAGGAAATCCAGTGCCTTTAGCTTATGGAAGATTAAAAATAGGTTCTTATGTTATTCAAAGTGCAGTCAAATCTTTTCCATTAACACTGACACTAACAGATGAGTTTTTAAATTCAACATCAAAAAAATCAGGAAACCAAGTGGCCATCATTGATTCTCCAAATTCAACACTAAGTAATCCAGCATATACATGAGTCATTTTTCTAAAAAAAATATTAAAGGCATTATTGGTGCTGGTGGCGGAGGAGGATCATCTCCTGCTCCTCCTGCCCCGCCGACACTTACTCCACCAAAGCTCGGAGACTTACAAGCAATATCGTCTTATGACTATTCAGAAAGTGTTGATTTAATATCTGATGGAGAGATTGATGGTTTCGTCAATCCAAATGGGAAATATGTAGAAAATATTGGATTATTTGAGAGTGTGTATCTAGAAGATGTTGTTATTAGACAACCAGTTGATGAAAATTCTTCTGAGATTCAATTTCAATATGATTTAAGTTTCATACAAGACGCATTCAATAATAGGTTTTATAATAATGGATTTTTCATAGAAACATTGGCATCTGATGCATCGTCTTTTATAGGTAATAATGGAAACGGAATTGGTTTTTCTTTTTTAGCTTCAAAAAATGATATTTCAAGTAGTATTTTTGCTACTTTATCAAAAGTAAATAATGATTACTTTTTAAGTTCTAGTAATCAAGAGTCTTCTGTCTTTAAACAATTGAGAATTTTAAATTCTCAATTCAATTTCTTGTCCGAAAGAGAAGTTCAGTCTTATCTTTTATCAGATTATCCTGATAATTTAGCTGATGAATATCCGTTTTCTTCTATCAAAATATCTTTTAATATTCCATTAGATTCTAATTATTCTTACTCCACAGACGATATATTTAAATTTGAAAACGATATTCATAATCAAGTTTATTTAAACTTGGAATCAACTGAGCTTCAAAATAAAAAAATACTGTCGTCAAAAAAAGCTATAAATTTAGTGTATTTTTCTCAAAAAAATAACGTTAATTATCTTAGTGGAGATTTTTATATTTTCTTGTACAAAAGAAATGGTTTCTTATTACAAAATGGTATTGATGCAGTTATTAAGGAAGTTAAAAGCGCAAAAATATTAAAAACATTTGCAAAATTCAATTACGCTAATGCTTCTTTAGAAACTAGAAATGGAGAAGATTTACAGAAACCGTTAAGCTTATTTAATAAAACTTACTTAACTACTGATTATGGAGCCAAACTAAGAGGCCCATTCCAAAAAGGCCAGCCAGTATTAACTCTGTTAAACAGTGATTTTAATCAAGCAAATACAAAATATAATCAAAATAACGCAGCGTCAGTAAGTGGATTGCTATCTGATTCTGATGTTGTCATCGGAGAATCTTTTCTTTCTAAAGAAGAATACTCTGCTTGTAAAAATTTACATACATATTTGTTTAGAGATGATGCTGAATTTAATCGAGATGTGTCTTCCGTAAATAATAATGGACAATTTAATATTGGGTATAAGTTCAGATATGTTACTATTTTAAATAATATTATTACCGCAACTTTTGAGCGTGTTACTCCTTATTTTACCTTATTATATATAGTATCTTTTGACAAAAATACTAAAATTTTTAATCAGTATTATACATTAAAGTTTGAAATACCGCCTTCAAACCCTTCTCAATGGCCATTTTTAAAAGATGGTGTTACTTACATCACTTCTGTTGATCAATTTGATACTGTCAATTATTCAGAGACATATATTGTATTTCCTGTGTTTTGTCGAGTTTTGCTTGATAAGGCTTTTTCTCAAGAAGGAAGTGACGATACAAGAAAAACAACAACATCTATCGACAGCTTTAGCGATTGGAATAAAAATTATACAAAATATATTTATGAACCTTCCTCAAGAATTACGCATGTTGTCTTGAATCCGAACGTGGATCAGGTTTTTATAACGATAAATGTTAATGCATTAACAGATACTGCTCATCGAGGTGATTTAACTTTACTAAAATCGGATGGAACAAATGAAATAACTAGCGCTGGTTCATTAATTCCTTCTGTGATTGAATTTATTGTGGAAGCTGGATACCAAAATTTAGACGGAACAGAAGAAATTTCTTTGCAGAGAAAATATCAAATTAGAGGATTAGTTAACTCATCTGTTTATGTTGACATTGGTAGAGAAGAAAATGCACAATCTATTCAACAGTATAGTCGCTTTATTTTAGGAAGCGAAAATATAGCTCAACCAATTATCATTCCAACAAGTCAAGTCGGCAAAACGCGATTTGTAAGAGTTTATCGCTTAACATACGAATCTTACTCTTCTCTGATCAGGCGCGAAATTTATTTACAAAAAATTACTGAAATTATTAACGTTCCATTTTCTTATCCAAACTCTGTTATTTGTGGATTAAAATTAGATGCTAGATCACTACAGAACATTCCATCTCGCAGCTATGACGCGAGATTTAAAAAGGTTTTTGTTCCAAGCAATTATTTTCCTTTAAAGTCTGATGGCCAAGATAAAAGATACATTGCTGGTAAAAATTTAGCAGCTTTCAATCAGTTATCTAACTCAAGCGATGAGAAAATAATTTACAAAGGCAATTGGGATGGAACATTTAAATTAGCTTGGACAGATAATCCTGTTTGGGTCTTATTTGATATTTTAATCAATCGTAGATACGGATTGGGTAATTTTATTTCTCCATCTGAGATTAACTATTGGGAGCTTTACAAGATTGGGCGTTACTGTGATGCTGTTGACTCAAACGGCGTGTTTGCTGGCGTTTCTTCCGCAGACGGTGGTTTAGAGCCTAGATACGCTTTTAATGGAGTGATTGCTGATAAAACAAATGTATTTGATTCAATCAAGTCTCTAGTCGCTTGTTTCAGAGGAAACATGTTTTACACAAACTCTGAAATTAACTTTACGAACGATAGATTAAAGCCAATCATGGCTTTCTTCAACAATGCAAATGTGAAGGACGGCGTATTTAACTACTCTAATGAGCGCAGAGATTTGCAATACAATGTGATTGAAGTTAGCTATTTGGATCGCGATGATTTGTTCAAGCAGAAAATAGAATATGTTGAAGACCCTGACGACATCAAATCTCGCGGTATTTTAAGAACAACTGCTCAAACTTTTGGCATCACAAGCAAAGCGCATGCTAAAAGACTTGGCGAACATATCATTTATTCAACAATCAATGAGGACGAAAATGTGGCTTTTGTTGGTGGATTAGAAACGCTTCTCTGCCGCCCAGGAGATTTAGTTGCTCTTAATGACGAAGTAAAAACACTCAAAAGACATGTTGGCCGAGTTTTAAATGTTGATCCAGTTACTAATTCTATTTATACTAATGTTTCTCTTAGATCATCTGATTTTAGCTCTTCTGGACTAACAGGAGAAATTTCAGTCTTGATTCCAACAGGAAAGCTTCAGTCGGAAGATTTCTACGACTTGGCAAAATCTCCTAGTAAATTAAGCATTTCTGAAATTTATCAAACAGATTTGCCAATGAGAGTAACCTTCCAAACCACAGGAAGACAAGTTTCTCCATCGCTTAGTTATGGCTCCAATTTCTTTATTGATACTGGATGTTCTGGTTATCCATTATTTCAAGATATTCGGGTTGGTTCACCGTGTTCAATTACTATTGCTAACACGAAGCAGCAAATTTACAAAATTCAATCCATCAAAGAACTAAACTTAAACGAATATGAAGTTATTGCTTCAAAATTTGATACTGGAAAATTCAGCGAGATTGAAAAAGGCGAAACAGGATTAATGCAAGATTTCTTTACTGCTTTTCCATCCGCAAGAAACACTAATGTCAGCGAAGGGAACGCAGTTTCGCTAGAAAATAAATTCGAATATGACTTAAAATTCCCAAGAATTTTAGCGTTCGCAACTGGAAATTGGGATTTACAATTTGATACCGCTGATTTATCTGGACGTTGGACAAGTGTTGCAGATGCAAACTGCTACAATGTTGAATTAATTACTCCAAAATTCAAAAGCATCAAACAAACTGTAACTGGAACATCAGCAGTTTTTGAAGACCAAGTTGAAGTTGGTCGATTTACTTTAAAAGTGACAGCGCGAAATACTGGTTCTTATCCAAACCCAATATCTGCCACTGCCTCTTCAACAACAACTGTGCTTTCTTACTCTGCCCCAGTAAGAAATAATGGCATTATTCAGGGGTTTGTAATAAGTAGATAATATGCCCACGCCTACACCAACACCTTCAAGTTATGATTATACAGGAATAGATTGCAATAATAATACTGTAACAATTTATACTGCAAATTCAAGCTTCTCAATTGGAGACACTGCTTATTCTGATGCTGGTTTGTTATCCCTTTTTACGGGATATTTTGTCTATGGAGCAAATACTTATTATTATGCTGGTGGCAATGGCTCTATAGGTACTTGTCCTACTACGCCTACGCCTACACCGACGCCAACGCCTACGCCAACGCCTACGCCGACGCCTACGCCTACGCCGACGCCTACGCCGACGCCTACGCCGACGCCTACGC